ACCTTGATGTCGCCGCCAATCGTGATGTCATAGGCTCCGGCGTCCCAGTTGCCGGTGAGGGGGATCGTGCCGTCCTTTCTGAGATAGTCGCCAAACTCGTCGTCTATGCCCTTCCTCAAACGCTCAAACGTCTGCCGAATCCCCTTCATTGTCAGAGCTGATGATCTAAAACCCTTCATCAGTACAGCCTTTCCATCCCATGCTGTTCAGCGATGAGCAGAAGTTGCTCAAGAGCCCATGCCCGGTCTGTGTCGGCGTTTTCAAGCCGTATAATGCAAGACATACCACCAGCCGCAGGATACTCATGGTAATTGCGATTCTCGCTCCATGTCCCTGTGTCAAAGTTTGTCGTGCTATTCGCAACCTCTTCGTCAGTGTCAGCAACGCGAAGACTCCACGTTACGTCACCAGAATTGCTTGCCAAGCTGCAAATCATTTCCAGGAGAACACCCTCTTCGTAATCGTTCCAAATGTGGAATGGCCCGAACTCGATGAAGCTGGTGATCTCCGTCCCCTCATCCGTCTCAGCGTCGTCGTAGAAGGCCCGGATCCACCCATCCCGGCATCCAAGCATTACCCGGTTCTCTGCCGAAGACTGTGAACGGCCGTAGAAGTGAATCGTCGTCGGTTCGTGATCGCCGTCATACTCTTCCGGCCAGAAGCTCTTTTCTGACCAGTCAAACCAGAAATGAAGCCTCCCTGTTGGCTCCTCCGGTACAAGGTAGATATGGACGCCACGACGCCCGACATCATACTCCATCCTGACTTCATAAACGCCAGCCTCAATATCCTTCAACTCTTTCGGAAGGACCTCCGGACTGATCGGCTGCGGAAAGCTGTTGCCGCCAGGGGCAAGCATATACAGGCCATCCTGGCTCATAAAGATGAACTCACCACCAGCCCCATAGCACCAAGCCCGGCTTCCCACAATGCCGATTCTGTTGTCAATGCAGTCAATGTTCGCATCGTACCCAAGATCTCCAGACTGCCTCCAGATACTCGTCCTGCAACCGTATATTACGAAATCGTCGCTGAACGGAGCCGCGGCCGTAATGAAGTCTCCGATCTGACCGCTATCGCCATCGGCAAGATCCGTAACGCAGGCCCGCTCCGTGTCGTCCTCATCGGCGCCATAGTTGTAATCGTCTGGATCTCCAGCCCTGCTCTGATAGACGACGTTCTCGCGAACCCAACAAAGACGGTCACGATACAGGAATACGATATGGCATCCATTCGGGATCTGCCCGTCGATCGTGGTATCGCTCATCAGAAGAGAGAGTGTTCCGGTGGAAGGATCCAACTGCTTCGGCCCCCTCTCGATCCGATAAGTCGCCGTGCCGGCGCCCGGTGCAGGGCTCAATGTGAGAGCACCGGCAGCTACATTCGTGATCTGGTACGTCCCGTCAAGAGTGTCCGGGCTACCATTCGACAGTACGCAGATGTCGTCGTATGTGCTGATCCCATAGGTCGTCCAGTCAACACCACCCTTGGACAGTTCGTTATTACCACCACCGCCGACAGTGGCCGAAGCTCCCTCGGCCTTCGGATCGCCGTAGTCGGCTATGTAAAGGATCTGCTCTCTCGGGACGGCCAGGATCTCCCGGTCGTTGTTCAGAGACAGATTCGTGCTTATCTGAGTCAGTTGGCCGAGAAGGCTTTGCTGGTAGACCTTCCCGTTCGCGCTCGCGATCAGCTTGCTTGTGCTCCGCTCTCGCGTGTCGTCGGTGTAATACTGCACTTGGAAGCCGTTGGCAACGGCCACGCCACCGGCAACGGTCGCCTCAAGGCCGAATCCGACCCGCAGGCCGGCGCCAGCTCCAAGACTCACAGTCGTGTCCAGGATCTCTGTGTCCTGCCAGTAAACCTTTACCGCCGTTCCGTCCTTGTAGAGCCGGAGCCACCCAGAAGGGGCATAGCCGAGATCTGTTGTTCCAGCCGTCAATGCGTGGGACGTTGGCGTACCGGCGTCGTATTCCTTCAGCGTACCAGTCCATTCACCAGTCGAGCCAGTCATAATCAGCTCGACCACGATCCCGTCAGTCGTCGCAACAGGAGTCGTATTGTCCATGCAGGCGTAGATCTGGTACTTGCCGGCATGGACGCCAGCATAGGTGCTGATGTAGAGCGCAACCTCATAGGCTTCTGTTGAGTCTATGGCAGGCGTCACAGCGTCGCGAACAGCTCCAACAGCCGAATCGTTTGAATATGCCTGCGGATTGTTAGGCAAGATGCTCGGAAGTGTGCCGATCCAGCTCGCGGTACTCCACGTCGATCCAAGGGATGCGCCATCAAAGAAGTCTGACCAGAACGTGAACCCATCATTCGATATGATAGGCACGTCGCTAATCATGCGGATCTCTCGATTGCCCGCATCGCCGAGTTGTGGGGTGAACACAGTCCTGACGCCTGGCCTGCTACCTCCGCGGCCACGTCTCAGAAGTGGATCGTATGGCCTGACATTCTTCGCATCGCCACAGGTATACGGTGGCTGGCCCTCATAAGCGTATCGCCTATTTAGGCCAGCCATCGGCCATTGAACCTTGAGGGTGCGCTTGCGTGATTGCGTCACGTTACGCCTCCTCTATTAGACTCCCCACAGCTCGATGAGGAGAATCCCCGCCGTGTAATCTGCACCTGTGCAAGTACCGCAAGCAAGATACAAATACTCGTCGGCGGCTGGCATGGTCGTCAGATAGTCAAGATCCTCTGCCGTCCAGTCTCCGTGATTAATCAACTGCACAGCGCTACCGCTGTCTGCACTGTCGATATTTGCGTCCTGAGCGCCCGTTGCGCCATCGGCGTGATAGATGTCGATGTCAGGATCGCCGCCTGCCGGAGTCTCGAAACAGGTCACGCGGCCGGAAATAATCGTCCCGTTCTTTGCCGCCGTGATCTGTCCGATATGACAGTTTGCCGTACCACCATCGACACCAATGATGTCGTTGGCTGTGCCGCCATCGTTCAGGCCAGTGAGATCAATCAAGATCTCGGTCTTATACAGGCCACCGATCTTGGTGACACGATGCTCACAGACAGTCCCAGTACCGGTAGAGATCCCAGTCCCAGGAGTAATGTCATCAAGGACCATAGCGCCGGAAGCAACGTGACCGCTGGCATCCAGAATAACAGCCTTGGAGGCAGTCGCCACACCAGCCGTAGCACCGAGCAGGGCCTCCTGTGCAGCAGTCAAAGCCGCCAGAGGATTGAAGTCACAGCTCGTAGACGTGCCTTCGTTGATGTAGTCCGTCGTCCCGGCAGTACCATCCGTGTGAACGAAAATGCAGCCAGGAGCATACCCGGCCGTCCCGTCAGTGGGGACCGTCGTTCCGTAGGCAATCAAATACCCCTGCGGAGAGTAGAACCACGCACCGCTGGAAGGGATCGAGCCGCCACTGACCTTACTTTTGAAAAGCCCCAAAAGTCGGTTAATCATCCTTCACTCCTTAATCGTCATAAGAGTAGTCGCCATCGACGTTGTTGTGATAATCCATGACCGATGAGGAATCATCGCTGATGTCCTGGATCATCCCAAAGTAGCCCGGCTCCTGCTCCCCGTCCAAGCGTATGCTTTGCGCGAGAAGCCCGGTAGGCTGATAGTCAGGCGTCCACAGTTGTTGATGATACGGACCATTGAAGATCCGCTTCTTCTCGTATTCGGCCTCCGCAAGAATGAAGGCCTTTATCGTCTCGGCGTGTTCTGCACCGCCGAGTGGATATGGTGCAGAAGATCTGATGTAAGATCCTTGGGCTCTGTATTGATACCAAAGCCGCATTTCGCTGTCCGGGGTGGGATAAAAGACAACTTCCCACCGCTCACCGGCAGATCCCGTACTCGTCTTCGGTTTGATAGCGCAGTACATGGGTTTACCGGTGCGAGAGGCGAGGCCGCGCTGACGTTGAATATAGTCAAGGTCGCGGTGAACAACTCTTTCGTAACCATCATTCGGAGTGAAGTAGAACGAATCCTGCATCAGCCTCCAAAAGTTGTCCGGCAGGTCATAATAAGCCACGGCGCCAACAACAAACGTGTCGCCAGAGGCCTCACCGCTCGCATCGTTCCGAACGGTGATCTCTGTCGTGCTGGTGTATCCGTAGATCTCATAAGAGGTCCCGGAAGTGTCGAAGGTGATACCCTCACCTATCATCGCCTCCGTGAATACTCCAGTCGTTGCCGTAACCGTACTGAGCTCTGTAGTGGAGCTATATGACGGCGCCCCACTCATCGTGCCTGCCGTAGTAGAACCAATCGAAAGACTGGTGGTGATGTATCGGAACCTCCAGTCATAAGCCGAGTAGAACTTACGAAGCCCTCCGTCCATCATCCGATGGCAATCCGTCAGTTTTGTCCCGGTGGGCGAAGTACCCCATCCAAGATAAACACCAAGCTCGGACAGATACTCGGTATAGGTGAGGGATAGAGAGGCATCTGCCATCGCTTACTCCTTGAGGTCATCCTCGGCAAGACGAGCTGCCAGCTCACCCTTGTTGTTGTCGGAGAAGGCATCAAGGCCGCGGCTCTCGCACATTTCAAGGAGCTCAGCCTTTGTATGGGCGTTCACATACTCAGATGTCAGGCCCTTCTTCGACTTCTTCTTGTTGCCCTTCTTCGCAAGAGCCTCTTTGTGCTCGACAAGCAACATGGCAAGCAAATGAGGATGCAGGCAAGGAACTGCCCGCATTGCCTCGCTCAGCTTCTCAACAGACTCAACTCTTTCGACAAGCTCCTTCGGGATCTCGTCTTTTGCGGTAAGTCCAAACAGATGTCGAATCCGGTTCAGATTCCTTGCGTCCATGACGTTCCTCCGATCAATAATCCAGCCCCCCAGGTCGTCCCGGGGGGCCAGAAGCTAGGGTCAGGACAACGTGGCGCCTGCATACTGCTTGCAGAGCCACACGCCGGCAGTAGCACCGCCGAACGATCCGTTCCACTCCACAACGGCGAACTCGTTGGCCGCGTCAATCGCAATGCCGGCCAAGGCAGTAGAGCCGTCGCCCTGAAGACCGCTGGTGACGGTAATCGCATAGTCACTGGTCGTCAGAGTGCCGAGCCCGACAAACGCCTTCTTGAGAGAAGGGTAAGTCGTGTCGGCGAGGGTGAAGGTGGAGTCTGCCGCCATCGTGTAACCGCCACAGATGAAGGAGGTCCCACCGACCATGCAACTTACGGCAACCGCATCCTGCGGGCTCACGAACTCCTGGAGGCCGCTCTCTTCGCCGTCATACAGGTACGCCAAGGCCACCTGCTCAGCGTCGTCAAGGACGTAGAGCGCCACGTCCACGTCGCCAATATCATCGGCAATCGTGATCGTGTCGGCAGTCGGAGCACTCGCGACGGTGTAGATGCCAACGGTAGCCATTTCACCGGTAGACGCATCGCCGCCGGCGGCATCATCAGCACCACCGAGGATCACAACGCGGTCGCCTGCTTCGCTGGCGGTCCCGATCCCGGTCTTGGTGATGGTCGTCACGCCACCGCTGTAAGCGGCAGTCGCAGAACCGTCAATGCTGGTGAACTTCGCACCGCTGGTGTTCGTCTGGAGCGCCTGGGCGGTCCCGCGGCCAGGAAGGCCAGCGAAAGTGAACCGGCCCGCGTCGGTCGCGCTTGCGCTACAGGTCAAGATCGTGCCTGGAGTCGCCCCACTCGGGACGGCCGTATCCTGGCCGATCAGGATCATTGCAAGGCCACCCGGCTCGTAGATCTCGATCTCCTGACCGAGAGCGTTCGCCGCATAAGACTTCGCTGCAACGCCAGCAAAACGCAGGTTATTCGTCGTGCTCGGGTTCTCGACCCGATACATACGAATATCCGTATCGTCTGTCGCTGCCGCAGAATAATCCGTGGAGGTATAGTCCATGTCAAAACACAGACCTTGGCCCTTCTTCACCGCAGTCGTGCCGGTGAAAAACGCCTTCCGCTTCTTGAACACGCCCGCTCCGGGGTAGTTGTAGTGAAGCATTGTTATTTCCTTTCACATCACAAATGGTCAAACACGAAATCCAAAAAGTCCAACTACCTACTCTCACACAGAGCAGATCACGCCGTTGCGCTTGCGGTTCGTGCAAACGTACTGGTAGGTGAGATCCGTAAAGACGACGTAGCAGTTGTGGTTCTTATCGTCGATCTTCGGCTTGCTCTCGCGGAACCGGTCGCCCTTCAGGGTGATCGGGAACAGGGTGTTGTAGTCGATCAGGTAGATCGGGTTGTCGGTGTCGTTGTCCAGATAGGGGACAATCTCAAGGCCGTGGCCGTAGAACTTCGTCTCCATGTCGCCCTTGCCGAGATCCCAACCGAGGCGGTCGTTGTTGTTCTTCGCAACATCGACCAGATCGAGCTGCATTTCCAGGCCCATCAGAAGGTGCGTGTTCATGCGCTCCTTCGGGATGTCCTTGCCGAGAATCCCAGGCGCCTTGAAGCGCAGCTTATACATGGCGCGACGAAGGATCTTGATGAGATCTTCGTTGCTGATCGCCGTGTAGGCGCCAGTGTAGTTGTTCCAGCCAGGGGCAGAAGCAACAGTGATCCCGCCAGCGCCATTGGTGAATCCGGAAGGATCGCCACCATTCCAGCCGCCAGTGATCCCGGTCGTCTTGTTCTTCTGAACCCAGAACGGGATGCCCATCGGATTGTCTTCGGCATCAGCCTCATCCGTGGGCGCGGTCCACACTTTCGGCTCCAGCTCGTCTTCCATAGCGCCAACCTGCTCGCTAACCCGGCGGCTCGCCATCAGGTCATAGAGCGCATCGGCGTCGTTCTGCACCATGAGCAATTCCTGACGGAACCACCCAAAGTCATACTGGAAGTGGGTCCACTGTGCGTGGGCCTGCTTCATGTTCTGCTGAACGCTGACGGCATCCGGCTCGGTCCAGCTCGCGTGTTTCGCACTCGTCCCCTTGCGGTAGTCAAGGAACCAAGTACAACGACTGCCGGTGCGGGACTTGTCGCGGCCCTGCGAGAACCACCAACCAACCAGATAATCCTGGTAGTCGCGGCAGATGACTTCAAAACCCTTCTTGATGACCTTCGCATACGCAGCGCGAACGAAATCAAGCATCGCTTCATCACTCTTCTGAGGATAGGATACTCCGCTTCCCATTTTATTTCTCCTTCAGGCGGCTAATTGCCACCCATGCCAAACTCTTCCATCACTTCACGCAGCTCGGCCTTGGCGCTTTCTTCCGTGTTGGGCTTCGTGGCCGTGTTCTCGCGTTGGGAAGGAGGCGTCGTTGATCCGGCTTTGCGCTTCTTCACCCGGCCGGCGATCTCTTTCTCATGCGCTACTTTCAGCGCATCAGCGGCATGAATACTCATTGCCTGATTGGCGAGATCCTTCAACTTGACCTCTTTCCCGGTATGCTCGTACCCGGCCCGCAATGCGTCCATCGTGTTCAACATCCTGTCCACGAAGTCGCCTTGCTCGGTCCCAGACTTGGTTTCGTAGATCTTCCCGCCACCCCAGAGAGCCTTCACGTCCTCTGGCATACCAGAAAAGACCTCCTCGACCTCCTCAAACACTTTGGCCTGTGCTGCCTGAGCATCCGGTTGAGTTGCCTGTTTTTGCTGGTCGATGAAATCCTGTTGCTGCTTCAGCATCGTCTGTTGCTGCAACATGATCTTGTAGAGCGGGTCTGACTCATCAAACCCGGCATCCTCAAGCGCCTTCTTGACATCCTCATCGGCCTGCATCTGTACTGTGGACTGCTCCGCAGTCGCACCCTCTTCGCCACCCTGTTGCGCGGCTTTGGCCTGCTGTTCAATGATCGCCTTGCCAAGCTCAGCGATCTTTGACGCATGGGCCGTAGACACACGGTTCACAATGGCTTCGGCGTTCTCGCCCCAGGATTCCACTTCCTCCTTGCTGAACCCAATCTCAGCGGCTCGGTCAAAGAGCTCCTGGCTTGAACTGCCTTCCTCGCCTTCGCTGGAATCGCCTTTGGACGCGGTGGAATCATCATCACCGCCCTGATCCGGCATAGCATCGGATTCAGGCTCCGCTTGACTCTCCTGCGACTGGGACTGGCTTTGGCTTGAAGTGCTCTCGCCATCCCTTTCTGCGATTGACGCCATCTGTTCCAGTACCGTTTCGTCTGACATTCTGTTTCTCCTTGCGTTCCTTTTGGCCGAGCAAGATGTTCTTGTCGTCGGCCGTATATCCACCGTCCAAATCCACGCAGCCGTCCATCGCTGCCGCGGCCTTAACCTTTTGCTTCTGCGAGTAGACAACGACCTGGCCTGTCTCCTTGTCTACCTGGATCCCGGCCTCACCTGTCACGCGCCGAAGATAATCCTGTGTCTCCCTCGCATCGTCTGGGTGACAGGCGATCGAGTTGAGGCGAAGCCCACGCGTCCACTTCGGCGTCGGCGCCTGAAACTCGTAGATCCTCTGCCACCACTCACCGTCGATCATAATGCCGTCACACTTGCGGCCGTCGCGCATGAGCGTCTTGCTCTTGCGTTTAAGCTCGCCAAGGGTGAACTGAAGCTCTCGTCGTTCCCCCGTCCGTTCATTCAGGAACTCGTAAAGCATTAGAAGGTCCTCTTCGCTGCAATCAGGTACACGCAGTCAAGAATGATGTCCGTCAGAGCGTTCGCCTCCGCATCGAACGTCACACCGAAGGCAAGATACTGGAGCTGCCGTGGATCGAGGCCCTTCCCGACCTGGGCGGCGGGAACGCCAAACTGAACGTCGCAGACATTCCAACTGCTCGCATCCAAGTCGGAATCAATAACGCGCCATTCGGTGTAATTATTGGCGTCTGTGCCGAGCCGGATAAACGTGTTCGCCACATTCGTCAGCGCACCGATCTTCATCACCCAGATCAGTCGGTCGTGAGGACACCACATACTCAGATCCAGCCCCTTGTACTGGTTGCTACGATCATCGTCCCAGGCGTCGTGATAGATGCCTGCGATCGTTGCGTTCGCAGCGGTATTGGCCTTGTCGAAATTGAGGGCCCTGGTTCTGGTGACGTGCTCAAACGTCACGTCCAGATTCGCCGTGTCCGTATCGAACGCGGTCCACACGGACGGGTCCTCACAGTGCGTCAGTACATGGGCGTTATACATTTCCTTCTCCTACTTGATTGCCTCATAGACGATATAGCCAATGGATCCGATTATGATGACGGCAGTAAGCACAACCTTGACGAGCTCCTTGCCGCTCAACGCCAACTGAGGCTCATGCCTATTCGTATCGTTGACGTGCCGATCAACACGATCCGCAAGATGGTTCAACTTGTCGCACCCGCTCTGGTGCTTCTTGATAGCTTCCTCTGCCACGTCGAACTTCGTCTCCAGAACAGTCAGTCGCGTACCGACCTGCTCATGGTTCCGGTTCGTTTGGGTATACAGCTTTTCAAACTTCTGATCCACGATCTCTGCTAGTCTGTCGATGTCCATGATTACCCCAGTGCGTTCATCTGGCTCATTGCCTCAACAAGCTGCGCCTCGGCGCCCTGCTGCGTAGAGGCGCTTACATTTCTCCTCACATATTCACGCTTCGTGTGTGCTGCCTTAGCCGGCTTCAAACCTGGAGCAGCACCTTCCATAGCTTCGCCGGTTAGCGTAGTAAAGAGCTCTCCCAACTCCTTGAGATCGCTCTTCTCGCCCACAAATCGCAGTAGCTCCTCACTGTCCAGCGTGATCCCCTGTTGCTGGAAGTTGGGCATGAGCGGCATAACAACCTCGCCAAGAATCGACTTCAGAAGGTTCAGGTCCTCATTCGGGCTCCGCGGCATCATGCTATACGGCTCGATCTCAAGAGAGTAGTCGTGCTCAAGCATGGATGGCGTCAACCAGTCTGTCGCCTCCACGTCAACACCGTTCACCCGTACCTGCTGTGCTCTGACTCGGATTGGCTCGGTCCTCTCGTACCAAACAAGGTCCCTCATGTTGTCTTCCATGAAGTCCTTGATAATGTCGTGCATATCCTGGACGGTCACATTCGATCTCTGTGCAAGCATTTCTTCTTGCCGGGCGGTATCGGCCTGCGCGGCCGTCCCAGACAACAGCTCAAGATTGTTCTGTGCATTGTTGAGCTGGCCCAAAGACCAACTCAGGAACCCGAAGTTCTTTTCATTGACACCGCCGATTGACATTTCCTGTGCGCCATTCGGATTGTCTACCGCGTAAATCCCGCCGTCCTGGCTGTCGTTAAGAATTGTTTTCCCGCTACGGGCAGAACCCTTCTGCACCAGCCCGAAAGTCTTTTGCCTCTCAGCTTGGTGCATCATCTTACGGACCAGCTTGTTCGCCAGATCGTTCAGATCGAACCACTGCATCGCCATCGACACCGGCATGAGATTGTCCGTCATGCGCTCAAACTCAAGGATGTGATATGGACCGCCTTCCGGGCCGTAGTAGTCTTGATACCGAAGAGCCTTCCCGCCGTGATACGGGAGAGTGATAATAATGCGCTCGCGTGGGACGTAGACCTTCCACACCCGGGTCCGTGGGTAAAGCACATTGTCATGGATACCACTATCGCGGCTCAGGCCGGCAGCGCCATCCTGATTCCTGTCCTCGTCATTTCCAACCTGCCTCAACTGATCCGTGTTCTTGTAGAGCCCGCTCTCCATCATGTACTGATAGTCTTCCTCGACCAGATCCGCGCACCAGTGCATTGCCTCCCAGGACCTCGCGCTCATGTCCGGCAGAAAGTGATCCGGGCTCACGCGCTTGATATACGGATCCTGGAGATCGAGAAGGCTGTCCTCATATTCCCAAACTTCGTCGCTCGTCGCGATCCCGGTCTTCGTCACGCCGAACAGGTAGATCGCGTCCTGAATCACGTCCTGCATGGTCTTCTTGAACTTGATATTCTTCAGCGCGTCCTGGATATGCGTCCTGAACAGCTCTGCTACCCAACGGCGCGTACTGTCATCTGTGCTCAGCTTGAACGCCGGGTTTCGGCTGGAAAGCAATCGGCTATAGGTCTTCACGCCCTGCGACATCTTGTTGATCGGCATCCTCTTACCAGGAGTGCTACCGTAATGCCCTCCGGCAGACACCCGCATTGCCTTCTCTCTGAACTTCAGGAATGGTTCAATCGCCTTCTGGCTGCACTCCATCGCGTCGTAAAGCCTCTTGGCGTAATCGTCTGTTTGCACCTTCGGCGTACTGAACTTGTCTACCATTCTTCAGCCTTTCGCTGTTCATCTTCCCATTCAAGACGACGACGCTTCGCACACTCGTAGGACGGGCGCTCTTCCTCTTCCCGCTCCTCTTCATACGGCCGCATACAGGCGCCCTTCCAAGCGAGAGCCGCGGCGATCACGCGGTCTGCGTGGTTCGACTTCGCCCCGGAGCTATCAGGATTGTTCTTCTCTGCACTATGCCCGACGCTACCATCATCCAGTAGGACGATCTCAGGGCACTCGCCTAGCGTCTCGACATCGAGCACCTTGAACTCACCACACTCAACTGCACGGCTAAGCTCACCGAGGAGCTGCCTCTTGCTGCCGTCAATCCCGCCAGAAGACCACCAGCCGGCAACATCCGTCTGTGTCTTCTTCAGACTATCCTCTTGCCTCCGGTAGTAGACATTCCTGTACCCAAGCTCCATCACGCGCTGGCCGAACTCCTTACCCGGCCCGTTTGACTCCCAGATCAGGTATGCCTCATTCATCCAAAGGCAGAACGCAACGGTCAACTCCGCAAACTGGTGCGGCCGCATATTCGGGCAGGCGAACGTCGCAACCGTCTCCTTCGTGTCGTTGTCGATCACATGGAGCGTACTGTTGCTCGCACCTGTCCCCACCGCAATATCAGCTCCAACGGAAAACTGCTTTTTGGCATCCGGCCGGTACTTCTTCAGGCCGTCTTGCTCAAACTCCTTCGGGATGAACCACAGCTTGAAAAGACCGTTCTGGTTCGCCCGCCAATTCTCAGGCTTGTACGTCTCTGTGCTGTAGATCAGATCGCCACGATCGACCGCTGGCAGGGTATTGTCCTCCATGATTCGGGACACAATCACCACATCGAAGAACTGGTTTGCAGATGCGTTGTCGTCGCCATCGACTTCCTGGGCGAGCTGGAGGCGTGATCGCTGGCGCCACTGGACATCATACCAAACGCTTCTCAGCCCTTCGCGCAGGCCAGGCTCCATGATGAACTCGTAGTCAGGGTTCTCATTGTGCCAGTCCTTGTCGATGATCTCCAGCTTCTTCTCACCCTTCACATCCGTGACCCGATAGAGCCCGATCCGCTTCTCGGGATGCTCGGACCAATGGCAGAAAATATAGCCCCAATCCTTGTTCTGATTGAGGCGCCTGAACTCGGTCTGTGTCCCTTTGGGCGTTGAGAATGGGATCACGCATGGGCTCGTATCCATCACACCTTCCATGATCGCATTGCCGTCCGGCACACTTGCAAACTCATCCGGCCAAACCACCGTCCGTCTGTTACCGCGGCCGAAGTTGTCGTTCGTGCTCTCGCCGTCGATCGTCGATCCGTTGAGTGGATTCTCCCAGTGCATATTCGTCCGGCAGTCACGACCGCGCCGATCGGTGCGCGGAGGCCGCATGAACTTCGGGAGCCAATCAATCACAAAATCAATCTTCCAGAAGATCGAAACCTTGTCGCCAGTCTTGTCAACAAGGTCCTTCTTCCGGCTGCCGAACAGAATATCTACCTCATGGAACAGCCAAAGCCAAACGCTCACATAGACCGCAATCCAGCTCAGGCCCATGTCACGCGACTTCTTGCAGGTCCCCGGACGCTGGTCAATCACCCAGGAGATCAGCGTCAGGATCGTCTTTTCTTGGAATGGATAAGGGATAAACGGGAGGGAGGAGCGGCCAAATCGGCGGGGATCATGCGTCCAGCAAAATGTCGATACGAAAAACAGAGGATCCCGGGCGCACATCATCCAAACATCTTGCGCGAAAGCATCGTCCTCGTCGCAACGACGGATGATCTTCTCACGGAAGACCAGATTCGCGTCATACTCGTTAGGAACAAGATTGAAATAGCGTGTCTTGATCCTTGAGTCTGCGAATCTCGGAGATTCGATCTGATAGGTCGCGTCCATCATCGCGGATTCTCTCGGCCATTTCCAACTGACTGCGGCTCGGGATCAACTTCGCCACGAAACCGCCCATAAACTCCTTCTTGTTGTCTCGACCCCACTCAAGAAGGCTCCAGGCGCCGGGGCAGGGCGCGTGTCCGACGCCTTTCACCTTCTTGTCATCCAAATGCTCAAGAGCCCATTCGATCATCTCGACCAAGCTCAGCTTCTTCTGCTCGACCGCGGGGGCAGAGCCCTCGCTCCGGTCCCACCCACCGAGCTCGCGAGCCGCCGCCCGCAACTGCTCACTCAGGGAATCCGTCGCCTCTTCCATGACTGCTCCGAAAAACGCTCCCCGGAGCTCTCCCTAGTAAGGAGAACCCCAGGGACCGGTGCGCCTTCATGCCGATAGGGGGGACGGCAGGACGACGACTACAGGGGGAATCAACTCTGACAGCCTCCATGAACGGAGCCGTCAGAAGACTCATATCTTCGGCTAATCTCATCACCAAAGCGGAAAGCCGTGGCCATGATAATGCCTCGATTCTCCGTCGCCTCGCGGATCATCCGGTTCAGCTCCTCGCGCTGCCAAATCCGCTGCCGCCGGCACTCTTCAGCGAACGACGACAACGACTTGCCACGCCAAAAGCCAATGTCAAAATACACGCCGACATCAAAATGCCGGCCCGCGGGAATGGAGTTTATCACTGGACCGCCACCAAAAGAAGCGGAGTCGTGACTCACAATCACAGGCGGTCGGCCAGCATCCTGCACAAACGGATAGTATTTCGACATCACCACAGGACCAACAAGCGCCTCGTCAACAACCGAATACTCACGCGCAGCAGCAAGGAACCCAGACATGGACCCAGGAACCAACAACTCGCCATCAGACAGCCGAATACACCGGTCATTCACCACCGTGCAGCCGCCAAGACAAAGAGCCGCAGAAATGCCGCCCAGGACACCAAGAAACCTACGCCTGTTCATCAACACCCCCCCCATTCAAAACACCCTTCAGCCCATGCAGCTCCTCGTTCCGAGTCAAAGAATGGACAATCAGCCGCGTCGTACCACGATGAGGATCATGCGACCGCATTACCTCTATCCGAGCCAAAAGCAAATCCATCGACTCATCAGGGACTTCAAATACCCCCAAAACAACGCCTTCCATCCCATATCCCCCCCAAACCGTGATACCCACGCCGCAATACAAAACCCAATACGCCAACATTATCGGCTTGTCAACAACATTCCCACAACATGAGACTTTTCACCACATCCAAATGTGAGACTTTTCACTAGGTATATGGGGATTTTCACCACTTCTGAAGATGTGAAAAAAAAAGTACCATATTTTTCCAAAATAGAGCCTAACGCTCGTCTCAGATATGGACAAAAACGAGACATCCCGCGAAAAGTGTAGCATTTTTCCGAGTTTAGAGACATGAGGAGGGGCTGAGGAAGTGTTCTCGCTCGCGCTTGGTAATTGGGATGGGGGACGAGCCTCTGGCCGGGGGGTCCGGTTCAAGTTCTGATGTCGATGGGTCCCCCCTCTGCCTCTCAACTGACCAGCGCCCGCACAGCAGGCCATCTGCGCCTACTGTATAGCACTGCAGGCCGGTACGATCATACACCATTGTGTACGGCAGGCGGGGATCAGCAGGCCAGCGCCTTCACGCTCATGGCACGCAGGCCGTCAGCAGGCGACCGAGGCCGGCGACCGCTCGCTCGCGCCATCGCAGCCGCCTCATCCTCTCACGTCCCTCCGTCCCTCCGTCCCTCCGTCCCTCCGTCCCCACTCACTCACCCCCGCCCCCGCACGTCCCCACGTCAGCACGTCAGCACCTTCGCCTCGACTCGCCTGCCAGCGCCCGCACGCCTTCACCCGCTTCGACTCTCCACCGCGCCAGCGCCAGCTCCCACCGAGGCGCCCGCCCGCAGGACCGCAGGCCCGCAGGCCGACGGGCCCGGAGACTCACGCCCAGTCCGGCAGGCCCGGAGCTCAGCGCCTACGCTCATCGGCCCGAAGCAGGCCTTGACCGCCTGAATCCGGCGATTCACGGCCGAACGTGCAAAACGTGAAGCCCACAGAGGCCCTGTAAGGCCGTTGGATGGATTCGGGGTAGTGGTAGCACTGGAGTGACTCGGCAGCGCTCAGCGCTTGCGCCTGCAATCGTGATGTCTGGAGAGAGCGCCCCCCCTGACCCCCCCGCGGCCCTGTCGACACCTATCCGCGGAGCTCTACGCCCAACAGCAACCAGGGGAAGGCCGAAGGCCGGCGGTGGACCGTGCAGCCCGCAGGCTGACACCGCTCGCTCATGGTCCTATATGCCCGGGACCGCGGGCCCTCGCCCTACTCCCCCCGGGATGCCGGCGCGCTGGTTGGGCGCCCCTGTCCGTCTGTCGTCGCGACGGTCGGACCTCAGAACCCTACACCCGAGGCCGGCCCTTGTCAAGCGCCAAATCGCTTGACACCGACACGGTCGCCGGGTAGACTGCCATCCATGACAATCGACCCAGGCCTATTCGGCATCTCCACCACACACCAAGAACCCGAGGCCGAGGCCGGCCAGTCTCCCAGGCCTACGCCCACGCCGCCGACCAGGACGCAGGCCGAGCACCGCGGCCGGCCACGTCTCGACGCCGATCAGCGCCGATCCTGCCTTGCAACGATCAGGTTGACGCCGGCAGAACGCGCCGACCTCCAGGCAATGGCCGACGCCGCAGGCCTCAGTCTCTCCGCTTATATGGTACGCTCAGCCTACCGAGCAGCAAGACGCAAGCCGCCCCGCGGCCTGTAGCGTCAAGCGATTTTCTCGCCCAGCAACTCATTGACAAGACGCTACTTATACGATTATCAGACTTTTTAATGTCTAGACGCTTGACATTGTACCGATACCATGTACATTGACCGTATACAAACCCGGAACGAAGGAGGACGACAATGCAGCAAGAAAGCCTATTCCCAGGAATGGATACGCCACAGGAGGCGAAGCCGGCCCGCCGCACTTACGCGATGCAGATCAGAGCCACGCAATACATGATAAAAGAGAGCCACGGAGAGCCGGCCCGCGTAAGCAGAGACGTCGCGGCAATGTTCCCCGAAGCGGCCCGACTGCCGCAAGAGGCCTTCTGGGTTCTCACGCTTGACCAGAAACACCGCGAGATCGACCGACACCTTGTCAGTCTCGGGACTCTCACCGCTTCGCTCGTCCACCCGCGGGAAGTGTACCGGCCGGCCTTGATCGACGGCGCTGCCGCCGTGCTGTTCGTCCACAACCACCCGAGCGGCGACCCAACGCCGAGCCACGAGGACCGCAAGCTGACGACGCGACTCATTGAAGCCGGCGAGATCCTCGGGATCCGCGTATTAGATCACGTTATCATTGCAAGAGAAGGACACACTTCCTTTGCCGAAAAGGGATTGATGTAGACAAACAAACCGCCGGCAATGTCGCCGGCCTATCAGAGAGAGGACGAACGATGGACATGAGGACGAAAGCACCAGCAACACGATTGACAGGCCTTGCCGGCCAGCTCTACGCCACTATGATGGCACAGCTTATCCCGGAGGACGACCGCGCCGCCGAGCAGGCCCGCCTAGACGCAGCCCTTGACGACTGGACGCCGGAGGAGTGGGCCCTGGCTACACGCGCCCGCCTCGAAAACCTGTTGACAGACTGACCTGTGATCCTTCCCCCCTTCGGGGGGGAGGCACCACCGGCCAGAAGGCCACAGACAAAGGAGGACGACAATGGAACTTGTGACGGACGCGAACACGCTTAGGAACTGGATAAACCAGCAGCAGCTCAGAGTCATGGGCGATTTGACCCGAGGCGAGGAGGGCGAACACTTCATTGAAATGTTCAACAAGTGGGCGCAAGTTGTCCGGGAGATGCCAGGCCCAATGGAGCAGGACGGGAAAGGAGAGGCAGCAGTAGCGCACCTGCATTACTTTACCGCCGCCGCAGATTGGTGGATCCTTGAGCGCGACGAGGACCCCGAGCGCGAACAGTGGCAGGCCTTCGGACTCGCCCGCATTTTCGAGGCCGAGCTAGGCTATATCCCAATCCCAGAACTACTGAACGCAGGCGCCGAGCTTGACCTCTACTGGACGCCGAAACCGCTTTGTGAAGTAAAGCGCGACGCCGGCGAGCCCTACGACCGCGAGCTATACAATAAGTTGACCGCATAGGATGACGGACACGGACAAGGAGAACGACAATGAAACGTATTTACCAGGTAGTTGTTGTAAGTAGTGGCCATAATGTTGACTCTGACGGAAATCTGTATGAGACAACAGATCGGGAGTGCGAACACAACCACAGGACAATCTCAGGTGCGTATCGGTGCCTGCGGTCGCGAGTGCGGACGAGCGACGGCCTTGACCCGCTGTGGTTCAACGCTGAGATTCGCGCAGTTGGCGAGGATGGACGCGCCACAATGCACCTTACCCCGGATGAGTCTTTTGATTTAGCAATGAAAGACACAGAAAGGGATTGAAAATGGACAATATGGACAGCGCCATTGAATATGTTTTCAGAAAGGTGGACTGATGGCAAACGACGATTACCGATGGCACACCATAACACCAGCACAACGCGAGCAGGCCTTGAGGCTTGAGGCCTGCCTTGCGCTGGACCCATACACCGAGGCCGACGCCCCGGACAACCAGATGAGACGGAAGGACAAGAATGGACAGACAGACCGAAGAGATACTTGACGCCCTTGCGGGGCTTTCCTTTGTTGCCATAGCCCTCGCGCTTTTCTGGCTTCTGACGATATGAGGGGGGACCGCAAGATGCAGGGATGGCGATATACCAATAAGAACCCAGAGAGACTGGACAGCCCAGCCCACGGCGGGGTCATCCTTGCCCGGACAATCAACCGGGCAGGATACCCGGCGGGATGGATCTACACGCACGACGGCCCGAGGGAGAGCCCCGGCAAGATCGGGAAGGCGATCGCGACGACGCCGGCCCTCGCCGAAGGTATCGCCCTGGCCCAAGAAGCCATGGAGCGAGGAGATACACGACTAGCCGCGGCCCTGCTTGACGCAGCCGCTAAACTGTGGAGGTCGAAGCAATGAAGAAGGAACCGAAAACCAAGTACAAGCGAAGCCCGGCCCGTATCTATATGCGATGGAGCCCGCGCCCAAATGCCGCAGAGTGTAAGAGTATCGAATACCAGGACCGTGAGATACGGGAATACTGCGAGAGCCACGGATACGCGATCAGAGGCCGTTACACCGACGAGGAGGCCAAAGGCGATGAGGTTGACCGGCCCGGACTGTGGCAGTGCCTTCAGGACTTGCAGAAGGGCGAGACGTTGATTGTTCATCGGCTCGACAGGTTGGCACGATCAGTATATATGTCATTCGACATCGAGAGGATTCTTGAGCGCAAGGGCGCCAGACTTCTCAGCATAGGAGGAGAAGGGACATGGAGCACGACCGAAGAGGACAAGCTAATTAGGAGAATCCTGGGCGTACTGGCAGAGTACCAGAAGAAGAAGCAGGCCGCGAGGATCAGCGCGGCCAGCAGAGCCCACCAGAAGAACGGCCGCGCCGTGGGGGGTAAGCCGCCATACGGAAAGCAACGCGACCCGGATGACCCGGCCCGACTCATTACGAACGAAGTTGAAGCCGACAACATCAGGCGAGCGGTAGAACTCAGGACCCAAGGCTTGACCCTTCGCAGCATAGCCCGAGTCATGAACGAGGAGGGAAGGACGAACCGCGAGGGCGGGCCCTTTCAGCATGGACAGATCGACCGCATGATGAAGCGGAAGAATGTGCCGGCCCCCAAGAGCCAGTTTACCGATTCGGAGGTTGAATGGGTCGATGCCGACTAGGCCTTGGCATCTGGCACAAACGCTAGAACTGGAGAGAAGGGGAGGGCCAGAAAAGCCCTCCCCTTATTCTTTTCCAACTGCACACTCAGGGCAGAAATGCTCAAACGATACGAATGGATTGCAATCATTACCGCCATCAGCTTGTCGAATGATGCAGCCCTCTTCTGGCAGAAAATGCTCGCCGCAATCATCGCAAGTGAAATACTCTGGGCTAGGAGAATTGTTCCCAGATGTCGTTGATCGTTTCTTCTCCAAGGCCGGCCTCTTTCCCTACTTTCAGAGCGAAGGACCAGACAAACTCTCTCACGGCGGTATCGCCTGACTCACTCATAGTTTTTGAATTGTGCAACTTTCTCCATGACCTAAAATACTTCTCAAAGGCATTGGCTTTGTCAATGAAAGTTTCTGCCTTTGATATGTCAGTGAGGAGATTTTGAGCCTTTTTCTTCAGCGCATCATTGCCTTTTTTCGTATACATCGCCCAATTATTCGGCGCCTGCTGCATAATCTCGTTCTCTCTCTTTTCTTCGATCTTCCTCGCGTAAACGCACAGATGCTCGGCCAGATTCTTCGCCTTGTCACACGTCAGATAAGCGCGAATAGATTTATCGTCTACCGTCTGGATCATAAGCTCAACGCGCCCGCGAAGAAAATCCACGTCCGACCAAACACCAACAGATCCACAATCAAGCATGATTCCGCTCATCGTCGTCCTCCTTTGTCTTGACCTTGACCACAACCGGATGACCATCTACGACGTTCACCATCCAAACTTCATCATCAGGCACAAACTCACTCGCTATAACATGGATCGGAATAGGATTGCCTTTTTTCCTGGTGAACTCCGCTTGCTCCAGGCGCCGGAGACGACGCTCAAAACTCATGCTATCCAGGCGCTCAAAATGCTCGTACATCAAACGCTGCTCGATGTCAATCCGACACTCATTACACCATTGGACAACCGGGAGGATCCCGGTCGTCTCCTTGCCGCAATTACTACAAACCCACGTCCCGAAAGTAGCAACCGTCTTTTCTTCTTCCATTCATTCCTCCCATTGCAAGGCGCAAACGATCCGAGGGTCCTCACTCCAGACCTTTTTGCACCGAACCGAAACAACTTGACTATCATCCTTGTAGGCCACGCCATTCAAAGCATCCTTCACCGCCTTGAGGATGTTGTCTACGTCTGGGCTCTTTGTCACAGGGATGACCTGCGCTATCTTGTCAGCCCGGCGCTGCTTCGTGTCGCTCTTGGCGATCCTGAAGTATGCGATCACACCGACATGGATTCCGCAGGTGAGGTTGAGAACACGCCCGGCAGCTTCCAGGAAATTCATGCGGATCAGCTTTTCATAGTCGGCCGTCTTCTTCGGCGTGTAGGTCCTGGTGATAACCCGGCCAGCCTTCGTGACCGGGTTCCCACCTTTATCATAAATAACGCCATGCCGCGGCCGAGCCTTCCCTTGCGGTTCACCAGGCACTCGCCAAATGATCTTTGGCATTAGAAATCCTCCTCACCATTCCAGATATTGCCAATGCGGCCGTCAACCATGTTGTACGGCAATTTGAACACGACGGTCTGACCCCCTCTATTCTTCGCCAGATCCACGCGCATCAGCTCGTCAGATGCACCACGCTCATGCGGGCGCCAGAGTAGAATTACCTGATCGGCATCCTGCTCGATCTGCCCGGACTGCCGCAGGTCGCTTATGACCGGGTAACGAGCCTCCTTCCCACTGGAGCGTGAGAGCTGGCTGACAGCGATAAACGGTATATCATGCCGCCGGGCCAACTGCTTGCACAGTATTGAGGCCTCTGTGACCGTCTCAAACTGTCTTTCACGCGGGTGACTACGCTTGATGAGCTGGAGATAGTCGAGGATGCAGCAATCAAACTCACCGGACAATTGAGCCAGCTTCGCGTCTAGGCCCTCCCTGGTGAGCTGCCACGGACGCCAGAGGATAATCGGCCTTGCGGCCAGATCATCGACCGCCTTCATGTACCGATCGTAATACATTTCTCGGGTACTAGACAGAGCTCGCCCCTCGCGCAAAGCCTCAGAGGCCCCCTTGGGTATCTCGCCTATGTTGGCTGTCAAGCGGTCCTCGATCTCATCAGATCGCATTTCCAGGCTGATTATCAAGGTGCGGGCCGCTTTGTCTTCCCGCCTCATGCTGAGCGCGAGGTTCATAGCGAGCTCTGTCTTTCCAGTCCCCGGCGTTGCACCGATAACGCAGTAACGACCACCCTTGAGCCCACCGCCGAGGGCATCGTCAAGGGTATCGTATCCTGTCGTTATTCGGACATTGCTTTGCGCTTCTCTGTTATCGACCATTGCCTCCTTGATGCTCTTGTGCTCGCGTTCCCTCTTGACGATCTTATCAATCTGCCCAAGAATCCAATCCTTCTGCTCGCTGAACGTGCCTTCACGCTCTGCCGCAGTCTGAATCACAGCGCGGAGCTGTCTCTGAGCGCTGTTCTCAGCAACCACCTTTGCATAATGGGCAGCATGAACACCGGTCGGTACATAATCGACCAGACGGCAAATTACCTCCGCAACCGACTCGTCTCCGAAGGGTGAGAGGCCAAGCCGATCACGGAGGAGAACAACATCGTCAATGGGCTTTCCCTCGTCAGCCAATTCACTCATTGCCAACCAGAGAATCTTCGCGGGCGGGTAGCAGAAATCGTTTACACCAATGAGCTCGGCAACATCCCAATAGTGGCTCTTGTCTAGTAGGATACTGCCAATGCAACAGGCTTCAGCGTATTGATCCGGCCTATCAATATCGTTCAACCTTGCCATCCTTTCCGTTGTAAACTGGCTTCTGCTGACCCCTGGAAAAGCCGTTCGTCTCCCATGTGCGAATCGCAGCCTTCCAGTTCTTCATTTTGTTCTTGCCGATCATCCAGCCGCGGGCCTCGTAGAAATTGACAAAATCCTCCGGCTTGATGTTGTTGCGTCTTTCCTTGCAGTAGTCGGCAACCTCCTGCACTGTCGGAACGATAAACCGCTTCGCAGGAGCACCCTTCATGGCCTTCAGCTTTTTCTCTAACCGTTCCATGCGCTCCTCAAGATCGAGGATATGCTTTGCATGGCCGATACTGGCGACACACAGCTCATCGACGCGCTTTACCATGTCCATAGTTATGCTCCAATATCGTCCAAGTCGTCTTTCAGGCTTTCCTCGACAAGCTCCTGCTCTTCAGGCGCGAGAGGATCCTCCTCCTCCTGCTCATCGAAAAGGCTATCCTCCTTCGGTGGATGCACCCTGGCGCCTTCCAGGTACGCCATGACGGCCTTCTTGACGCGCTCTGATGCGCTGTGAAGGGCCTTCGCGTACACCGTTGACCATTCGCCATCCTTTGTCTTGAGCGCCATAGGAGGCGTTGAGACGGTCATTGCGAGGCTGGTAGACTCAAGGCCATGCTTGCAGATGGTGATCGAAATAAGCTCCACGCCCTTCCGCTGGCTCCAGCCACAGCACCGAACCTCAACGCCATCGAACCACTCAAGGACCTGCGGATCGCTGCCTGGAAGCTCAAGGATATAGCCAACAAACGGCAGGAGCGAGGCCAGAGCACCGATCAGCTCATCCTCGGGATCCTCCGGAAAGAAGTCTTTGCAGTTGGCAAGACTGCCGGAAGGCATCGACTCATCGAAATCGACAAACAGGCCATTCCCAGGGCCGAGGTACTTCACCTTGTTAATCTGCTTACTCATTGTCCCCCCCATTCAAGAGGCTATCGACGGCCTCCTCAGTGATGGGGCTCCGGCTCATCAGATCTACGACACAATTCGCAAGATCTGCAATCTGCTCGGAAACACCACCATCGGTAAAATCGGGCATATCATGGACGGCCTCATAAACATTGCCGACCCATACCTTGACCTTCTCCATGTCAGGAGCGAGCTTGGCGGCGAGCTCAAGGCGTTCTTTCTCGGCCTTCTCGGCCTCCGCTTTGGCTTTTGCCTCTGCCGCGACCTTGGCTTCGGCCAGCCTTTTCGCCTCGGCCTCCTTGCGCTCCTTCTCCGCGGCCTCCTCAAGTTTGCGCTGATGTGCTTCCAGCTTCTTGCGCTCTTCGGCCAGCTTCGCTTTCTCCTCCTCCAGCTTCTTCTGGTTCTCGCGAACGATGGCCTGCTCAGTCTCAAACGCCTTGCGCTGGTGGAGCGACCCGGCCAAGGCCTCCAGAGTGTATTTGCGCTCAAGCTCGGCCGAGGCGGCAAACTCAGCGAACGAATCCGCGTCTGGAGTGATCTCAAGACCGTTCAGGCCGTCAATCTGCTCCTGGATATATTCGGACGTGTGATTCGGCGTGATGTTACTCGCCAATGCGCGGATCCCCTGGATCTTGGCCTCCAGGGCATTGACACGGGCCTCCTCCTTGCGCTTCGCCTCTGCCTCGATCTTCTTCTGCATATCATCGACAACCTTCTTCTTCGCCCGAAGAGGATCTTCTACATCCAGGATCAGAGCGGTAATGCGCTTTGCCTCTGCATCCACGGCCCGGCCGTATTCAAGAGCTGGCCGCTTCAGCTCCATGCGCTTTTTCTCGACACTGGTGCGATACTTTGTCAAAACGCTGAGGCCCTTCTTGATCCCCTTGTAACCATCGGCATCGGCGGCATCCAGATCGGCGGTCTTCGCCTTGATCTCGGCAATCTTCGCTTCCGGAACACCGTAATCCACCGCCTCAAGGCTTACTGCATTGACTTTGACTACTTCAGACATTTTTCTCCTCCATCAATTCCCATCTGCTATCCCAGATCTTCCGGCTACCGTCATACATCCACCGTCCGATCGCCATGCGCTTCTTCCCGACCTCATCATCGAGGCGGGCCTTCAGCGCCTTCTTCAATTCCTCGTACCGATCCCGAGTAGGCTTCAGCGATTGCATTTCGTCAATATCTACAAGGAGCTCGTCGTCAACGATGAGCTGCATTGACTCCCTGGTGATAGAAGGATTGCAAATGTGCTGAAAACAGCAGTCAGAACAGATCTTGCTGTTCTGGTGCGTCGGAGCCAGTTGGTCCGGGAGTGTACCTGCATCGACGTGATCGTTGATCGTCTCACAGCGCCGAAGAGTCTCCTCGGCAAGATCATAATCCAACTCATGCGGGATGCTCTTGACCCGGCCCGTTGCCTTGTTGACAAGGACCCACAAACCATTCGGGATCTCAAGACCGAAGCAGTACATATTGAGCTGAGGGCGATACTTTCGCGACCAGGGATGGCGCTCCATGTCCTCGGCCGTATCTGTCCTATCCCAGATGTGAGGGCTCATTGTCTTGATCTCAAGGACCGCATACCAGCCCGGATCCGCTGGATGCTCAATCACGCCGTCAATGTGACCAGAGAGGAGAACCTTCCCTCCACTCTTGTAGAGGAAAGGCTCTTGCGCTCTACTGACCTTGTAACCGCTGTCCTGCAACAGCCTCACCGTTGGCTCCTCCAGGAGATTGCCCTGCCGGAAGATATACTGGAGCCCGACCTCATGCGGCTCAATGTCCTCCCAATTCGTCCGGTAATAAACGAGGCGCCGAAGGCAATCATCACCGATGAGACTGGATCGGTTCGTGTGCTGAGGATAAACGCGAATCTGCGTTCTCATGTACGCATCGCAAACCTGCTGGACATTGGTTACGCTCACAGATCCTCCTCTCCGTCTCCGGTCATGCCAAAGTGCTTCTGGACCTCGACCAGCTTCTCCAGGTACTTCTTCTCGCCCTTGCCACCAGACTTGATCTCACCCCAGAGACGGAAGGCGAACTTCTCGGAGAGCTTCTTCGTGGACGTGTAGCCGTCAAACGTGCTGCCGTCAGACTTCTCAAACGTCGTCAAACTCTTGAGCAACATCTGAGCGGCTTCCTTGTTGTTGCCACAATCGGCCATCAGCTTCGCGGCGATCTTTCCGCGGCACTCCTCCGCTTTGTCCTTGCGGTCGCTGTCCTGCTCCGACTCCTTGCGGTACTTGACACTGGTGCTTTCCGACTGCTTGAATCCGACCTTTTCCAGCTCCTCCCAGGTCAGCTCCTTGAGCCCCAGGACGGTGCGGATCGCCCGGCCCTGCCAGTTAGCCATCGCCTTCTTCGTGACCTCCAGGCGCAGCTTGGACATGGGAAGGCGCTGCACATACTCGTCTCCGACTCTCTTGTGGTAAAACAGGTCTTCGCTGGTGCAGCCGCCGATCTCCGTCACGGTGCGTCCGAAGGCCTGGGCCTCGCCAATAACGTCAACGCAGAATACCCGCTTGCCATCGCCGTCGTCTTCCCAATACTTCTCGATCTTCGGAGAGCCGAGGCTGATGCCAACGATATTGGCAATGCGCTCGCAGGCGTCGCTGTCAACGTAGGGATTGCCATCCAGGTCCTTAATGTTGCGGGCGTTGCAGCATTTCACCAAATGCGGGAGGATGTTCCGCATGAGCTCGGCCCGGCCCTGCAACTGTGCAGCCGTCCCGGCCGTCAGCACGATAGCCCGGTCGGTGCGAGGATCGAGATCGTCCTCAATATCGCCATCAACACCCATCACGTCGTCGTCCATATCATACTCCTTTCAATATACCCATTCCCAAATCTTGCAGCCGAGGAGAAAGGCCCCATAGCCTATAGGCCAGAAGATAAAGCCAACCAGCCACCCCTCAGCAAAAGCCAACTGCTCTCGACTCATCCCTCCAAAACCTCCTCGATCACGTCAGGCCATTGAGAAGCAAACTTGTCGTAATTCTGGATGATCTCAAAGTGAACTTCCCTTGTAAGACCTGCCGCGTCTCTTGCGTTCCTGCCCATCATGTTGTAACTGCCGACGCTCTGGACCTCGACATACCGCTTAAACTGCTCCCGAGTAACCTTCGCCATCTGATCGGTCCCCCTTCGTCTTGACCTTGAGCCAAGTTAGACGCTTGCGCTTCGCAACCACCAGTGTTTTGCCGTCAGCAAACTCGCAGGCTAGACAGCGACGGCGCCCACCATGCCAATAACCACACTCTTCCCTGCATTTCGATTCCTCACGCACTGTTGGGATCCTCCTCGATCTGGATACCGAGCTTAATCGCAGCCCGGCGGGCAGCATTGACGGCGCCACCCTTGTTGGAGTAATCCCTGCCAACTGGAGGCACGACACCAAACAGATTGCGAACGTCAATCTGCCATTGCCATCCATGACCATCTACCTTGTAAACCTGATAAGTACCATTCATTTTCGCCCTCCTTTCCTTGCACTCTTCATCGGAACACCCATGCACCGAGCACAGGAGCGGCCGATGATACGATCCTTGCCACCGACGATGTTACTCACCGGGAACGACAGATTGCGCTTCGTCATGCAACCACACTCGCAGCACTCAACAGCCCGCTTGCGACGAAGGAACGCGGAATGAGCTGCCTTCCTGTGCCGCTCTCTGGCCGTGTCCTTCTTCCACAAATCAAACCTCAAGCGCTCCTTCCGATCTAGATGATTCATCACTCCTCCTCTGTCTCAAGAAAACGGACCTTGCAATACGTCTCGGTAACGAACTTCTCGACGCTCTCGCGATTGTAACGGAACCGGCCGAACCGCCGGCTCTTGATGAGGCCCTTCTGACCCCAATAGTTGACTGCCCTGGAAGTGACCTCGCAACCACTGGCCTTCGTCGCGTAATCGGCTACCTCCTCACTATTCCACCAGTCAACATTATCTGCCATGTAATCGTATCTCATGCCATTGCCTCCTAAAAAGAGGCCCCCAGGGCGAGGACGAGTCTCCCCAGGGGCCAGAAAGCGGGCGAGAGAGATGGAAACGCCCGCTGGATAATCGAGTTGTGCGCGTTGTCACCGTCCGTCATGGATTGCATTGTACCGAAATGGCCCGGATTGTCAATACCATTTTCTCGTTTATAACCTACGAAAACATATCATCAAGATCTAGGCCTAGCTTGTCGTGGTCCTCACGAATTTTTCTGAAGGCAAGCTCATTTACCACGCAGTAGAGCTCATCCCTATTCATGTCGTCGAGCTTGATCCCTCGAAATCGCATACTCGGGGCGTTTGCAAGATCACTTATCCTACCACGGAGACGGAGCCTAGTGTCTACTATCGCACCACAGCCCCTACATTTTTCTCCATAATCACCGACAGTAGAGCAGTATCCACACCGCATCACTCACCATCCTCATAGCTACAATCACATACGCCATCATCGAATATCCCGCAGCATGGCAGGTGGTCTTTCAGTAGTGCCTGCCGCAATCTCTCCACCTCTGCCTTTAGTTGCTTGTTCTCTGCCTCTGCCTTGCAACACTGTTCACGATAATAATCAACTGCGTGATCCATTCCTTCGTATGCGTCTAATCCTTTCCGCAACCGCCCCAGTTCTGCCTCAGCCTTACTCAAATCGTGCTTAACATCCACTAACCGGAGAGCACGTTGTCCTGCCAAGCGCACCCAATCCTCTTTGTCTTTCTGGAGCTTCTCAATTCTCCTTCCCATGCTCAGTATTGCCTCATCTTTTCTCGCCCGAGAATCGTATGCAATGACAAGACCATGGATCTCTGTTTTTCTTGCCTCATGATTGTTTGCCTCGATAACCATATCCAATTCACCTTCCATCACTCACCCTCCTCATCGCAGATGCAACAATGGCAGTTGATGCAGCCATGACTTACCTTGCGTTGCAAGTGCTCGTATGCGTTCAAGGCAGCAACAACTTTCTCAAGGCTGACAGGCTCTCCTTCGCAGAAGATTTCAGGACCATCGCTACTAGTCGTCTTGACCTCGTATACGTTGTATAATCCCATCACTCACCTTCCTCTCCAAACAGATGCCCGACTATTGCACAGCACAGAAACAACACAAACTGCACTGCCATGAGCGGAGCGCACAGAATAGTCTCCCGCCAGCCACTAACTCTGCGATCAAGTCCACGGTCTATCCACTGGTCAAACCTCTTCCACATCACTCACCCTCCGTCAGCATCATACTCTGTAACTTAACATCCATCTCTTCCAATATAGCAACGATTACTGGATTTGGTTTTGCCGCTGGTGCGAGTGACGCATAGTATTCCATTCGCTTTTGTGGCAGTTGCGCCATTGAGTGGCATAGTTTCTTCAACCGCTTCACCTCTGCCTTGAGAGTTAAAACCTCTTGCACCCTCTCTTGATACCGTCTCTTGCACTCTGCTCTATGCTTCCCAAGCCACTCCACCTCTTCCTTGAGCCTTCTTGTTTCGTCGTTTGCCCACACCAGGCAGTTGCTCAAGTCATTCTCAGTGTGCGCGTGGTGGCTCTTTCCGCATACCTCGCAATTCTTCATCAATCACCCTCCCCATAAAGCTCTTCAAAAACACACCATCCGCATGTGCATGGAAAGCCGGTGTTATTTAGGCTTTCACAATAACACTCTTCATCGTTCTTGTGCTTTCCGTACTTCATTTTCTCAAGGTTATCCAAGATCAAAAAACCAATAGACGCACACGCGCCACGAACCCTATCTTGAACGAGAGCGGTAAGCTCAGAGAGATTGCCGTCGATAATATCCCGCTGATCAATAACGTAAGTGCCATAGCAAAAGCTCTTGTCTCCGAGCCCCCACGACAAAGGACACTTGACGTCTATGGATCCAATCGCCTGATTAACAAACTCGTTGTGGCAAAGCCATTCCGGCATAACGCCGCCGTGAATGTCGTGCATCGACCTAACAGCCCAAAGAACTACTGACGGGTCCTCGGTGAAAGCAGATCCATTACCGACAAGAATGACGTCCAGGACAGACTCCAAAGCAAGACGCCAAGTATCTGTCTGGGCTATTACAGCGTTCGTAAGCTCGACAAACTCATCCATTTTCATCACTCACCCTCCTCACTCATCTCAAAAAGTGATCCTTCACCCAATCAGGAAAATCGTCGGAGTCTCCGTATATGTAGCCCATGTTGTCTATGACCATCTTCCGCAACCGCTCCACCTCTGCCTCTGCCTTCTCATACGCCTTGTACAGTTGAGGCACAGTACATTCAAAACAAAGCGGAGGGTATAGAGGAAGCCCTTGACATCCGCACTCATACCCAGAACAACACATTTCTGCGGTATTGTCATAGTGGCGTTTCTCTGCCTTGGTTAGCAAAGCACCACATCCGTCACAGTAATCAAAAGCACTATAATCTTTCTCGCTCATCACTCACCCTCCATGCAGTCATAGCCAAGATTATCTGCCGATACCAAATGGATAAATGACAAGGCTTCTTGCAGCCGCTCCACCTATGCCTTATTTAGGCTTTCCTGCATCCATTCCGGCAAACGCCTATAGTATACTCGGTGGCTGGTAAACGCGGGGTCAGGAGCCTGTTTACCTGCACAGGTAGTCGCTTGCCATTCTGGTCCGTCAACAAGAACGAGATCACTGGCGATTATCCATTCATCTTTCTGTAGTCGCCGATACCACACACCTGACTCGCGTATGTAGTGGTCACCGTCATTCGAGACAGGAGGTTTTGGAGTTGTCTTATTCAGCCGCTCCACCTCTGCCTTCAGATCCTCTACTCCATACACGTTTTGTTTGACTATTTCCCGCCGAAGCTCTTTGTTCTCTGCCTCTGCCTTCTCTGCTCGCTGCATCACGTCCATTATTCGGTCATGCCATCCACATTCACATGGTCCTGCTCCACATAAAGGACATGGGTCGACTATCGGGTAACTCGGATTTGGCATATCCATCACTCACCCTCCTGTGCCGCAAGCGGCTCAAATTGTTCTGCCATCCGCTCTATCACCGGGATGATTTCGAGATCATTCTCCGCTCTTGCTCTCGCTATACACGCCTCCTTGCTTGTTGCGATGCTCACATAATCCACAGCCCACAAATCGGAGTCCCAGAACCGCCTTCTCTTTTCTGTTGTGTTGGTGGCATCTACAACTACATGATCGTGCCCAGCAAGGAATAGGCTGTGAACCATGTACTTCGCAATAGCCCAAACCATCGGCTCTGCCGCTGGTGCGTATCTCTGGCCGTGTAGCGCCAAACGGATCGAGTCCGGGTTTACTATTGGCACACCAGCGCGTCTTGCCCAGGTAGACTTCCCAGAACGCGGAAGCCCAACGGTAAGGGTTAGAGTCTTCCCCCGCATCTTATCACACGTGTCCATCACTCACCCTCCTTAAACACTTCGACAAACTTTCCTCGCTTATCAAGATTCTTTTTCCACCGGATAAGCCACTCCGAAACCCATAACGGAACAGCGACCGGAAGAAAGATCGCAACAAGAATCGCGAGAGCAGGCCACCCAATAAACAAGCCAAGCATCGCTTCCTCATCCTCGCATCCACGCATTACGGCAAACAACACAAGCAGGAAGCCAATGGCTATGTATGCCGCAACGATAACGATTGTGTCCATCACTCACCCTCCCGCCGCATACGCACAGCATCGGCGTATACGATTTTGTAATCCTCGATGAATCCTACATCCCAAATTGCGTGCAGTTCTCCGGTTTTCTTGTGCAGCCCCATCACCGGAGATCCGAAATTGACTAGGTCTGTTCGCCCATCACGCCGGAACACGAAACCACCGAAGCGTTCTGTATAGCCGAGACATTGCTGCCAAACAACAGTCCCATACGTCCCAACCCCACGCTCAAATCGGATAGAACTTCGATGCGCTTTTGAGCGCTCCCACTCTTCCCACTCTTGCTCTTCCTCGCAGATGCGCCACTTGCGGTTAAGATACATGTGGATGGTTGAGTCTTGACTGTCCTTCCATACCACTCGTTCATAGCGCCTATCGTCCACTATGATAGCCCTGCGCCAACAATATGCGACGCAATAGCCCTCAACATGCTTCCCACCTCGCATCGCTTCAATCGCCTCCTGCATTGATACTTCACTATATTTCATGCGTCCTCCTCAGAAATCCAAATATCCTTACCACCAAAAAGCAACCACCGGACAATCCAGTAGGTAATGCAACCAAAGCCTGTAGCTTCAAGTAATGCCTGCGCTGTTGGATAATACGCCCACCACTCTCGGAGCTGGTCAAGATAGTCCATTAGTCATCCTGGTCTAGCATACCGAAAATCATCGACCTGTATTCTTTGTCAATAGCAGAACTTGGCTCCCAATTCACTTCCTGATGGCATGGGACACAAAGGAACTCAAAGCCAATTTTCACAGATCCAGTATAGTGCATATATGATTCGCCAACAGAGATCTCTGACTTGCAGTTTTCGCAATTTGTTGTTATATGCCCGCACTTCTTCTGGTACCTCTTCCAGACCATATTGCGCTTCTTCTCTTGCTTACCCATATCTGTTTGCTACCCTCCAAGTGTTTTAAGTTATGCTTTCAGAAAAGAGAAAGAGAGCCGAAAGAAGTCTCCAGAAGAAAGAAAAGAGAAAGAGAAAAGAACCCCCCCCGAGAAGAAAAGACAACCAGCAGTCTTTGTCACCAGTGTCTACCGACGCTGGATAGGCCGTAAACCACTCTGAAGCAGGGGCAATGCCCTGGCGACGTTCTGGTGAGAGTTTGCCGCAGCAAGTCAGGCCAGATCTGATGTCGCTATCTCCCTGGTATGGGTCAACAGATTAACGGCTACCAAAGACCACTATCGGTTGAGCAGAGCCGACGTGCAAAAAAAGAACCTCGCCGTCCCGATCAGAGGAGTTTGGCGAGGTTCAACAAGCCTTGCGGCCAGAATTTTATCTTCCGTCCTGATCGGGACTGACGGAACAATACACCATTCTGGTCAGGAATCAAGAAAAAAAACGGCTGAAGGAGACTGCCGGAACGGGAAAAGGCAGGAACGACATGGGTTTATGGATTTAGAAAATCCGGTTCTTGTCCCCTTCAGCCGAATGAACAACACGTTGACTCTTCTACGCCCCACGGATTCGTACGGGGCTGCTAAGGGTTGTCTGCCTGTATACCCTTTTCCCGTTTTACCCTACTTATTGTCGCTTTGATCGCCTCATACTTCTTCGGAGCGCTCTTTTGCAGTCCCTTCAGGACAGCCTTCACATCGTCCCCGGCCCCCTCGATCGCCCGGGCCAGCTCCTCAATCACTACCTCATCCTTCTTGGCCCACCAGATGTAATACGCCATCGCGCAGAGCCCGAGGATGCCGGCGCCTCCGGCCAGGAGAAATACCCACCGGTACGACTCCACAAGGACGAAGATGGTACACCAGAGCAGGCCTGCCGCAGCTCCAGCGGCAGCGATCACGACGGATTTGAGAAGCCAGCCGGCCAGGAGGCTCCCCGCGATCACCGCGGCCCCGATCCCGTAGACATACCACGGCATCGCCTTCACCCGGTCGATAAGCGTCCTGGAAGAGCTTGATTCCCTGGTTTCCAGCTCGTCCCCCACCTGGAATGAGGCCTTCACCCCGGGCGGGATACTGGCCGTAATTCCGTCTTTCGTCACCTTCACGGAGCTCGGAGCCACCAATTCGGACTTGCTCGGCAACTCTGGACCGTCAAGATCGACCCTCATATCGCTCTTCCGATCGACCGTCTGACGCATTTCCTTGCGTTCTGAGCCACCCGAGGTCTTCCAGGGTGAATCGCACCCTACGAGACAGCAGAACGCAAGACAGGCCAACAGGAGCGCCAGAATCACGTCATTCACTATCCACCAGATCTTACTCATGGCATTTTCCTCCGTTTTCTACCTCAAACCGTTGAAATACCGACTCATCGACTTCCGAATAGCCTCTTTTTCCTTCTTCGTCCGGCCGATGCTCTCTGCCGTCCTGGCGTTCATGCCCGCGGCGCGGTTCCTACCACGCTTCCTGTACCGATCCGCAGCCTTCTTGTTCTTGTTCAGGGCACGTCGCTCCTCCGCTGTCAGATCGTCCCCGGAAAGTTGGGCGTTGACGGCATCTTGGACCTTCAGCAGCTCTCGCGCCCGCTTCGACTCCTCCTCGTCACGGATACTCTTGGCCTTCTCTACCAGCCCGTAGTTGGAGATCTTGATAAACCGGCCGACCGTGTCCCCGATCAGCGGAAGATCCAGCGTATTCTCCATCCAGCTCTTGACCTCGCCAGGCGTCTCATACGGGATCTTGTAGATCGAGCCCAGTCCGAGCTGGCCCCACATCCACTTGAGATATGAGTAATGGGCCCGCATCCCACCGGCCTTGAAGATCTGTTCCGGAACGGCCCGGCGGTCCCTGGAGCTATCCATCGGGTTCTTTCCGCTGAGATACTCCATCGTGGACAATATCAGTCCATAGGCAGGGTTCAGGCCCGGCCCTTGATCCATCGTGTAATCCAGCGTCCCCTGGAGCCCCTTGATCGAGCTATCTTTGCCAGTAGCCAGATTCATCATCTTGTAGACGACGCCACCAGCGAACCGGAGCTGCTCGTCCATCGGCGCCCGCAGGTAAACCGTCATATCCCCGGCCATGAAAAGCGGAACGACGGTGTAATTCGTCATGTCGTAGTCACTGACACCTGCATAAGCCCGCTCCATCCCGACGGCCCACTTGTAGAGCTCGTCATCATCATCGGCACCCATCTGCTTGAACGCCCAGGCAAGGGCCCCGCTCGATAGCGTCCACATGAGCACCTTCGGCGCCACGGCGTACTTCATCACCTTGCCAGAAACCTCCCAAGGATTGTCACGAACTACCTCAAGATCAGACCGCCAGGACTGGATGATCGCATTGCTGAAGAGAAAGACGTTGTTTGTGTACCGGGTAGACTCGCCCTTGATTAAGAACGCCGGGGATCCGGCCTTTGTCCTGACGATATGAGCGATCTCCTTGTCCGATATGTCACCATTCTTCTGGAGGAAGTCATAGGCTGCAATCTTCGGTATGCGCTCCAGTGCCTCACCAACCTGAAGGAAGGAATGGAAGAGACGCTGGAACGGACGAAGGATGCCATTCTTGAACTGCGCTGGCGTTGCATGATACATCGCCAGCATACGCTCAAACTCAGTATCGGCCTCAGTCATGCCAGCCATATCGGCAACGCTGATAAGCATATTCCCCTTCAGCATCTCCTGTACCTGCTCGTCCGATACCCCAAACGCAGACCGGAAGGCAGGCTT